TGCCTGGCCACCACGGACTTGATAATGCCGCCCACCTGGCGCGCGATCGGCTCGGGCAGCGAATCGAGATCAAGCGACGCCGCGCCGGTCACCATTGCGTCGTAGGCGCGGATCACCTTCAAGTGGAAGGCTGGACTGATCCACATCGCGTAGGCGTAGACCAGCTCCCTGGCGACGTAAGTGCCTTGCTGGCTTCCGCCCTTCACACTGACCAAAGCAGGAATTCCTGCTTTGGTCCCCATGGTTGAAATCAGCTCTTGCGTCTGCTGGTTTTCTGCCCAGAGCGACGGGCGGTGCTTGTTCTCGCCGCCCGCGGCGCGGTGCAGGTCGTTCAGGCAGTAGCGCCCGTTCGCATCTTGGCGGATGGCGATGTCGGCAACAGTGATGGACGGGGTATGGGCTTTGGGCAGCATGGCCGTGACTCCATCGTGCGAAAGGAGGAGTCGCGGCGGACGTGAGGCACGGACACACGTTTTCGGGGATCAGCCTAGCCGCGACGCCTCTAACCCTATTGTCACGACTTCAGCGCGGGTCACGAGGCGCGCGCCTGCACTTCTGCCAGGTCTCGCCGCAGAGCCTGCTCGAGCGCCGCCGGCACGCGCCCGGCGAAGGTCTCGACCAGGGCGCCGTAGTACCACAGCGTCCCATCCTTCTTGCCGGTGAAGCGCGCCCACACCGCCTCGCCGACCTCGGTCAGGTCCAGCATGATCGCCTGGAGGTTGGCGAGCTTGTCGCAGGCCGACACCAGCAGGCCGGGGCCTTCGGCCTCGCGCAGGTGCGCCACATACGCTTCCTTGCGCTCGCGCCAGGGCGGCTTGCGCCCGGTCTCGTCGGGCAGCCCGTCGGTGCAGAACTCGACCAGCTCGAGCACGTCGGCGCCGAAGGCCTCGCGGATCGGCTCAGCCCACTGCGGTCCGCCGTCCTCGAGCACGTCATGCAGCAGCGCGGCGATCACCTGATCCTCGGTACCGCCGTAGCGCTGCACCAGGGCGGCGACGGCGACCGGGTGCGTGATGTACGGCAGCGCCAGCCCCGCGGCGTTCTCCGTGCCCTTGCGCACCTGGCCGGCGTGGGCCTCGATGGCGAGCTGCAGCGCGCGGTTGAAACGGTCGGTCATCTTCTCGATCCCCAGAAATGCAAAACCGCCCCGGAGGGCGGTTCGATCAGCTTGCGTCTTTCTTCTTCGCGCCCGCATTCTTGAACCAGTCGGGAACGCCTTCTTCCCACTGCTTCTTCGCTGCATCCGAGTATTCGCGCGGCTCGGAGTCGTACTCGTAGCCGTTGCCAACATCGGGAACCTTGCCGCTGCAATACCACCGCGGGTCCAGCTCTTCGTTCGATTCGGGCTTCACGTTCATTTCCGCGTCCTCCACAACAAAATCATACCATCCGGCAGCGCCTTTCGCATCGGTTCGTCATGCTGCTCGCCGGCGGCCTGTTGCTTTCCGAACACAGGGTCGCCCTTCGCGGAGATCAGAATCGGATCCTCGCCCTGCTTGACGTTGTTGTCGCGGAACGACCAGGCGTCGACCATCTTCTTCACCTCGTCGAAGCTGGCCTCGTTCGTGGTATTCCCCAGCACGACCTTCGGCGGCACGAAGCGCGCAGTCTTGCCCAGGAAGCGCGCCACCGCGCGCTTGGCGGCCTCCTGGCGCGGCAGGTGCATGTAGTGCGCCTCGGTCCGGTAACCGGCACCCTTGAACAACTGCACCTTCTCGATTGCCGACTTCGCCGTCTTCATCGTGGCATCCAGCACGACATGCAGCCCTTTGTCGCGCGCCATCGACAGCGCCCGCTCCAGGATGTCGCTCGACTCCTCGTGCACCTGATGCGCGTTCCAGCCTTCGTATTCGGGCAACATCCCCTTGATATGGTCCGCGTCGAGCACAATCGTGCGCGCCGGGTCATAGACCATGCCCTCGAACTGGCTCTTCCCGGATCCGCCGCGCCCGCCCAGGATCACGAACGTGGGCTGCTCGCCATCGGCCGGCGCCGCCCGCTCCATGCTGGCAAATAAGCCAGCGATGCGCTTCTTCTCGCCCGACTTCGGATCCGTTTTCTCGACACCCTCGAACAGGATCTTGTCGTGCAGCGCCTTGCGCTCCGGGCTGTAGCTGCCGTCGGCCTGCCGATACTTCTCCTGCGTCTGCTCGATGTTCTCGAGGCGCTTGCTCGCCGCGTCGATCTTGCCGGCCGTGTCCGGCGGGAAGGCCTTCAGCACGCTCTCGACCGTCGCATCGGGATCGTCGTGGCCACCCTTCCACTCATGTGCGCTGAATGCCTCGGCGGGCACTGGATCCCGCGGCCCGCGGACNTCGCGCTGATCATCCGGCTTCTTCGTCCCGTCTGCGCCCTGGAAGCCGCGCACCTCGCTCCAGTGCACGCCATGGACGCGGCCGGAGGCGTCCTTCACCTGCACGCCATCTTTGCCGGCAGAGACCACCTCGCCGTGCCCCGAGAACGCGCCCGCCTCAAAGGCGACGTGGTCACCCGGCTCGACGTTGTGCGTGCCGTAGCCGTGCGCCGCGCCGCGCTCGTCCTNCGGATCCGGGTCGGCTGCGGCCCGTTCGCGCTCCTTCGGCGCATCCTCGCTCGAGCGCACCCAGCGCTTGGCGCTGACGCCGCGCTTGTCGGTGATCTGCTTCTGAGTAAGGCCAGGCCGATTGGCAATCGCCCCTGCCTTCGCGAACAGCAGCACGATCGGCTGCCGGTTTTCCTGTGCCTGCATGGCTTCTCCTATTTCAGCTTGTAGCGGTCGCGGCACGGGGCGCATACGCCATCGACCAGTCGGCCAGACCACTCGCCGCACAGGTCACACTCTCCAGGCTCGCCGACGGGGATCTGCGCTGCGGCGCGAGCTGCCGCCGCAATGGCCTTGCTCGTGTCGCTCAGCACGCGATCGTTGGCGATGTCGATCTGATCGCTCATTCCTTCCTCTCTTGCGCCGCCGGCCGCTTGAACGTTTCGTCCAGCCAGCGGGTGAATCCATCGTCCTGCGCCGCCGGCCCCTTCACGCGGATCCAGGTGCCGCGGCAGTGCGGGTGCGCCAGCCCGGCCGGGAGCTTCCACCGCTCAGCGTCGGAACGCTCCACCAGACCGAACTGGGTCCGCTTGTAAGGCGAGGCCGATCGGCCGACGTTGTCCTTGCCGGGCCAGATCTCGGTGTCCCAGTCCTTGTCTTCCTTGTCGGGGGACACGACGGTCGCGATCACGCCATCGATCTTTCGGCAGAAGGGGCACGCGCCTTGGTACTGCTCGAGGCGCCGGACCTTGTCGCCGGGCTCAAGCGCCGCAATGAAGCCCTGATTGGCCATCTCGCCGGCCTCGGTCACTGCGATGCGCCGCCAGTCGCGATTCATCGCGCCGAACTGATCGAGGAGCTTGGTCTGCAGCGCCTCGGCCTGGGGCAGTCCCTGCAGGCGCGCGCGCTTCTCGTGATCGAGGATCGTGGCCTTGAGCTGGTGGCGCACGCTGTCGGTGAAGGCGACCACGGTCTCAGCGCAGCGCGCCGCGCCGTACTCGAGGACGCGGTCATCGATGCGCGCAAGCGCCATCGCCCGCTCGAGCTCGGCGACGTCGGCGACGCGTGCCAAGATGGCTCGGGCTGCCTCGGCCGTAATCGCGCCGGCCGCGGCCTGGACCTTCCCCATGAGCGCGGCCTGATGGGTCGCGAGTTGCGCCACAACCTCCGGCAGCTCGCTCGGCAAATGCACATGCACCAGGTAGTCGACCAGTAGCATGTGATCGGCTGCTGACCACAAGATGCGAGGCTTCCCCGAGAGGTATGCGAGCACCTGCGCCGCACGCTCGGGCGCCCATGGAACGAACTGCGCTGTTGACGCGACCATCACACCTGTCGCACGACCCGCAGCAGCGCCTTCAAGCCACTGCAGCAGCGCCGCATTCAGATCTGACAGGCGGCCCATGCCTTCCTGCGTGATCTGCTCGATGAGCTCGCGCACGAAGGGCGAGTCATGCGGCGCCCAGATACCCTCGCCGCCGGGCTCACCGGCCATGGCCTTGTGCAGATGCTCGAGGGCGTGATCGGAGCACCCGCACGACAGCGGCCCGATGTCGATCAGCAGCGGGGTGGCCTTGGCCATCGGTTCGGCGCCCTCGAGCTCCTCATCGGCATCCGCCTCTTCGCCCTCGAGCGCATCCAGCTCGCCGTGGATGTAGGCGCGCCGGCCGGCCTCGTCCTCGACGATCGCGCCATCCTCGCCCCGGTCCACCACAGTCACGGCGCGCTGCTTCCGGGCGCGATGCCCCAGGACGTCCTGCCAACGCACGCGATAGGTCTGGCCGTCATCGCTGCAGCAGGTCGCGCCGTCGCGTCCATGCGCGGTCACGCGGCCGTAGCTCACCCCCTGCTCAGGGTGGCGGAAATAGACGGAGTCACCGACATCGGCGCGCGGCCCCGCCGGCGCGGAGCTCGCCGCCGGCGCTTTCGGAATCGTCGGCAGCTTCACCAGGCATCCCCCAGGCGGTAGATCGGCGCGGCCGGCGCAAGCGATTTTTGCATGGGCTGCTCGCCGCCGCCTTGCCCGAAGTCCGGGCCTGGCGCGGCGCCAAAGTCCGGCCCATCGCCGCCCTGCCCCTGCCCCAAGTCATCGCCCGGCGCTTCGCCGAAGTCCGGCCCTTGCCCTTCGGCGTCATCCCCGCCCTGCTCGCTTTGCGGATCCTCGCCGCCGGCGTCGCCCTGGCCATCGCCGGCGCCCGGCTGACCAAAGTCCTGCGGCTGCTGCGCCTGCTGAAGCTGCTGCCACACTCCGATCAAGGACGGGTTGAGCGGCGCATCGCCAAGCGGGCCGTCGAGCGCGTCATAGCCCTCTTCCGCGCGCATCTCATTGACGGTCAGCACCAGCTTGGCGCGCTCGTCGCGCTGCTTGAGGTCTTCCTCGTCGAGACCAGCCCAGCGAAAAACGTACTTGTCGCTGAAGTCCGACACGATGAAGTCGGTGAAGAGGTTCTCGAAGTACGACAGCAGCGGGCGCAGCCCCTTGTCCTTCGAGTCGGCGAGCTTTTCCTCGGTATCGGAGCCCGATAGCGCCGACGTGTTGCCGCCGGTGAAGCTGTCGAACGAGATCTCCGACGGGCTCATGCCATACACCGCGCAGATGATCGACGTCAGGAACGTCATCCACTTGGCGAACATCATCTCGTCGAAGTTGATGCCGAAGTTCTCGAAGCTCGCCTTCGATTCCTGATCCTTCGACACCAGCACCGGCACGGTCCAGGCGGAGTTCACGCCCTTGACCATGCTGTTCCAGTAGCGACGGAACGACACCAGGTCGTCCTGCGTGTAGTTTCCCGAGAGGTGCAGCACGCCCTTCGGGATGCTGTTCTCGCTGAAGCCCTTGATGTTCAGGGTCATCGCGTTCAGGAAGCCCGTTACCACGCGGACCAGCAGCTCGGTCTCCGAGAGCCCGTAGCCGCCGACGAACACGTCCGAGCGCGGGTTGCGCGCCTCGTAGATGAGGTCATCGTGGGTGTAGGCGGTGCGGATGCGGCCCTGNACCACCTGCAGCGCGAAAATGTCCTCGTTGCCCCGGTAGCCGTCGTCGGGCGTGAGGCGGATCGTGGAGCCATCGACGGCATAGAAGCCGTCCANGCCCTTNNTGCGGTCGCGCTTGAACTCGGTCTCGATCGGGCACGAGTCGAGCACCAGGGAGTCGCGCACCAGCTTGCTCATGAGCTGGCCAAACGAGTC